TCTTTGAAAAAATGTTGACCAAATTTTTCAATTTGATTCTGTAATATAGACTGAAGACCTGTTAATTCTCTTGCTTGTACAGGATAACCAGGCTTGAAAAGAACCTTTTGATAATTATCATTCGGATCGAAATCATCAAAATATGGTGAAACGTTAAGGTTGGTTTGCTGAGCCATAGTTAATTAGAACTGTAATATTATTTTGATGTCTTCTTTTTGATTGGAAGATCTTGTAATTGATGGTCTGTGATCAACATAAATCATATTTCCAGAATATTTGTCAACCTCTGGATTAGAAACTCCCTTAGTAAATGATTGACCAAGGTAGTATGTTCTATTATTTAGAGTAGTAGAAAGACCTGAGAATGATGTGCTGATTGATAAATTAGAACTACCACCAACAATTGTTACACTACCACCAGCAGTTGGTTCGGAAGTAAACCTTGTTGTGTTATATCCATAAATTGCATCGACAGCTGTTTGTGCTGTTCCCACAGTATTAAAACCAGCAATTGTTCTATCTTGCCAATATTTTAAAACACCAGTAGTTTGATCATAATTAATTACATATCCGACAGCAGTAACACCTGTTCCAGTAGTTTGTTTTACTAAACTATCAGCAGTGAATGTTACAGAACTGTATCCAGTTCCCGCCAATCTCAAAGCATATGCAGCACTTGCTTTATCTAATGTAAGTATTTCATTAGAATTAAATGATTTTGGATTTTCTAGAATACCTATTCTGGCAAATTGGTTTCCTGTTATGAAATCTGGGTTTTCGGCATCATTTTCAATTCTTGCATATAGTAATGAGTTAGTTGCACCCAATTCTCTGTAAATATCAGCTCCATGACCACCTGGTGGTGTAATAATTACATCAAGAGTAGGTGGAGAGGTTGGTGTCGGAATAGATCCAGCAGATAGATCTACATTACCATAAGTGTATCCATATCCTTCATTTGATACAGTAACACTCTCCACTTGTGCATCATTATTAACAACAACGGTGCATTCTGCGTTAAATCCATCACCTTTAATTGGAACTCTAGTATAAGATTGGTTAGCAGTTCCTATACCAGTTCCTCTGTTTTTAACAACAACAATTTTAATACCACCATCTACAGCATTATTTTTTACAGAAGCATCTGCAGCATTATCACCCCAATTTGCTGGAACTGGCATAAAATCAGTTGAGTCAAACTTAATTAAATCTGCAGGTTTGATACTATACAAATATTTCCAAATATATCCGTCACCAGATGTACCTGGTGTTCTTGGTTCTAAATCTGTGAAGGTTGGTTCGTCTAGAGATGGTTTCCCATCAGGTGTTTCAGGTGTCGTTCCGTTTTGTAGACAAATATAAACTCTAAAGTCACTATTAACAACAAAATAGTTTGCAGTATACAAAGATGTTCCACCAGAGTTTGGTGGTGCATTGGAAATACTGTAATCGTGTCTATAATAATCGTATGTTGTTCCAGAGTTCCAATTTAATTTTGGAACAATTTGTTTTACGTCTTCAGCAGTCACCTTCTTCACAGCAATCATACTATCATGATACTCATTCATGTTATTGAAATTATCAATTGGTGCTGGAGGATTTGAATCCCAGTCACTTTGATATGCTGTTGGATTAGGTAAACCCACAAAGGCATAGTAAGAATTAGTCGAAGTTGATACACCAGCAACGAAATTCTTTGCATTTAATATTCTTATTTGATCCGTTATGATTGCCGACATGAACTTTTGTTTACACTTTTTTTATTTATTTAGACAACATAGTTCTGAGATTTGAGAGCTATCTTTCTCTTAACCTGTGGCCCTGTCTTTATACCAGTAACACCGTCGTTAATATTGGCGGTATATGCCTGTGCTATTTGTCTGTCATTTAGTTGTAATCGACCCCAACTAAAGTCACCTAAGTATCGGGTGCTATGCCCTTGGCCCACCGTTGAATAACCAACAGTGTTCTGTAAACCATTCCAATTTAGAACTCTACAGAATACTCTTGTTGCTAGCTCTGATTGATCAGTGCCGATTCCAATAGTTGTTATTCCAACATGGTGTGCTACTTCATATATGTTATCTAAAGCAGTAGTTCCAACACCAACATATCCAATAGAACCAGTCATAGAAACTGCAGTAACACCAGAACCAATATTTGAATTACTAACTGTAAAGTAATATCCAGTCTGTAATCCACTTCTTGTTACAGCATCAGGGCTATTAATATTTTCATCTCTTAGTGGAGAACCCTTTGGAATATACAAATCAAATACAATTCCAGTTCCAATACCAATTCCCGCATTATTTGCGTCAGAAATATTTGTCACTATACCAACTTTAGTAACAACACCAAAGTCTCCTTCATATAAATCAACGGTATTTTCTTCCCTAACATATGTAGGTGGAGCAATTAGAACCACAGGAGGTGCAGCAGAAGTATAACCAGTTCCAACAATTCCAGAGTTAATTCCCACTGTAATCGATGATATTGATCCATTGGCGATTGTTGCAGTCGCAATTGCCGTTGCAGTGGTTCCAATACCCACAAATGGAGTTCCACCAATACTTATAGGTTGTTGTATCCTAACTTCAGGAACAGATGTGTAACCATCACCACCTGATGTAATTGAGAAGAATGATATTGTATTGGCGATAGATACGATTGCAGTTGCAGCAGCACCAGCAAGAAACTCATATTGTGCACTCGCATTAACAATTTGAATATCTTTTTGGAAGTTCCTATCTGAAGGGTTTTCATTCTCAGGATTAAAGAATGGTTTACAACTATCAATGAATACTTCTGTTTGACCAACACCAACTGATTGTATTAGATATGCAGTTGGGAATAGACTAGGTTCATATAGTGGCCTATCCTTACGAACTATCTTTCCGTCAATGAATCTATCATTAAGTTGTCTATACCATTTAACTGGTCTAGTTTCAGTATCACTATCACCTATACCTCTTCCATAATATTGATTCGTTACAACTGTATCTGATGATTTTAACTCATGAACTGCTCTTGGGAACTCAACAAATGTTTTTGTATTATAAGCAGGATCAAATCTAATTTGTAAGTCATCACCAACTTTAACTGTTTCTACAATATCTCTATCTTTTACGTCTTCACCACCAGTTCCTCTATAGAAGAATATTCTCATCACATCATCAGGATTTGGTGCTTCAGTAAATGTTATCGTTCCACCACCATTAAATGTATAACCCTCACCTGGTACCTGTAATACATCATTTATAGTAATAATAATAGTATTTTGAACAACTATATTTGAACCAGTTCTTGCTTGTATGGCAAATGCCTCACCACCAACTGTAAGTGGGAATGCTTTTCTAGATCCATTGAATAGATTTGAAAAATCATCAAGAGCCTGTAATTCACCCATTGTCCACATATTAAATTCATCATGATGAACTTTTTGTAGTGTTAATTGGAATGGTCTGAATGGAACTTGCTCTACAGGAACCGCATATGATTCACCAGGTGCAGTTGCGAATGTGGGAACAGTTAATACTTGAGATTCACCATATCCAAATCCTGTATTAGTAATTTCAAAGTCAATCACACTACCACCAGTGGTTGCAACACCAACAGTGATGTTTGCCCTTGCCTGAGATCCACCAACACCTGGTGTTGCTGCATGATCATACCAAAGAGGAATATCTTGATATGGTAATGGAGCATCAATGATTGCTTCAAATGTAGACGAACCTACACCAGTAAAACCAGGAACAGGATTGGTTTGTGTGATAGCAATACTTACAACACGACCATTTGTAACTGCTGCAGTTCCAATAAATTCTATAGTGGGTGTTCCTGTAGAAGTTGTAAATGCAACACCAACTCTAACTTCAGTTGCTATTCCAACACCACCAATTGAACTTGTTGATGATAAACCAGAATAGCCAGGATTTACTCTATAACCAGATCCACTATTACCAATACTAACTGCAGTAACAATACCAGAAGAAGCAAAACGAATTGTTGCACCAGCACTAACTAAAGGTTGATATCCTAATCCCTCACTTGATCCAACTGATATAATCATACCACCAGTAGGAACAGTTGCAGTGTTAACATCATTAGCAATAGATGATGCAGTTCCCGTAAATGTTATAGATGTGATTCCAGAAACTTCAGATAGTTGATAATCATTTAATTGACCAGCACCCTGCAATATTCCATTTACCATTACAATACCAAGGT